GGACGGGCTTTGCCGAGAACTCCGCGGTTCCCACGATTGATGCTACGGATGACGTTTCTCGCCTGATGGATCTGATCGTTCTGGCGACCAACCAGGCGATGATCCGGATAACCGCTCGCATCCGGCGATGGGGTGTGGGTGTCGAGAAGGCTCACCGGGAAATGTGGCGCAATGGTGTGCTGGCAGCGACCGGGATCGATCTAGCGACTGTGCTTAACCCGTTCGATGTATCCGAGACCGTAGAAGCGACGGTTGCCCGCAATGCGTCGCTGGTGCGTAACGTCAGCGAGGCAACGCGGTCCCGGATTGCAGACATTACGCTGCGCGGGGTTCAACAGCGGATCCCGGCGCGCAAGGTCGCTGCCGAGATACGGGAAGCGGTTGGCATTGAGCGGCGGCGAGCGCTTCGTATCGCTGCGGACCAGACGACGAAGCTGTATTCCAGCCTTACGCGCGCCCGCCAACTTGAGGCCGGGCTAAATCACTTCATCTGGCGGCATAGTGGCAAGAAGCATCCGCGCCCTGAACACGTCGCGCGCGATGGGGTGCTTTACAAATGGGTATCTGGGGCTCCGGGGCCGGGCCGGGAGCCTCCCGCCGAGGGCGATATGCCGGGAGAGCCTCCTTATTGCGGATGTCAAGCGCAGGCTGTCATTCTTGATGAAGAGGGACGCCCGATCTAGCAGGGCATCGCTTGGGATATTCGCCGCTTGCTCACCATGCATAAGGACGGTATCGGGTTGGGGCGGGGTAGCTCAGCGGTTAGAGCTGGCCGCTCATAACGGCTAGGTCGCGGGTTCGAATCCCGCTCCCGCAACCATTATTAAAGAGAGCCGTCTTCGGGCTTTTTTTTAAGCCAACGATCCCCTTGCCTGATTTTAATGGCGGTAGAACGTCCTCTAAACGCAAGCTATAGAGCCGGTATGCAGAGGACCGTCATATTTGACCGACTTCCCCTAGCCGGGCTTCGCCGGGACAGCGCCGGTAATGTCGTGGGCGTTGCCCGAGCTGCGCGTACTGGCATTCAGGTCTATGCGGGGTATGAGGTTGGCCGTCCGGAGATGCGGCAGGTTCGCGTGTGGCGTCCCGAAGCAGAGGTGTTTAGCCGGGAAAGCATGGCTTCCTTCGCCGGGGTTCCGGTCACTATCGAGCATCCGCGCGAATTCATTACGCCCGAAAACTGGAAGGACTATGCGGTTGGCGAGACTGCCAGCGAGGACATTGTCCGGGACGGTGAAAGTGTAAAGGTGCCGTTTTTGATCCGCGATGAAGGCGGGATCAAGGCCATCGAAGATGGCAAGCACGAAGTCAGCATGGGCTATTACTCGATGCTGGACTTCCAGCCGGGCATCGTTCCGGATGGACAAGCGGATGCTGGTTCGGCATACGATGCCGTCCAGCGGAAAATCCGGATCAATCACCTTGCTATCGTGGACAAGGCGCGGGGCGGACCTACCCTTCGCATCGGAGACGGGCAGAATCTCAAGGAGAAGAACGTGAAGACGATCATGGTTGACGGCCTTTCGGTCGAGGTCACCGACGCCGCCGAGGCGGCGATTGCCAAGCTGCTGCGCGAGCGCGATGAGGCTCGTGCCGGGCTGAATGACGCGCAGACCCAGATCGGGACCTTGACTGCCGAGAAGGCGACGTTGGACGGCAAGGTCAAGCAACTAGAGACCGCCTTGGCGGATGCGACGTCGCCCGCGAAGCTGGCGGCTGCTGCCAATGCCCGGGCCAAGCTTCTCGGCGATGCGAAGCGCCTTTGCCCCAACGGCGAATTCTCGGACGCTACCGATAGCGACATCATGCGCGCCTGCGTCGAGCACAAGCTGGGTGCTGTTGGAAAGGCGCTTGCCGATGAAGCGATCCCCGGCGCGTTTGCAGCTCTGGTAGCGTCGCTTGGTGATGCCGACGATGAAGCCGAAGACGGCGCGACGATGAAGCGCAAGAAGACCATTTCGGATGGCTCGGATCGCCTGGCGCGGATGGCGTCCGGCGGCGGCGACGAATTCATCCGCAGCAACGACAGCTTGCGCGAGTTTGCTGACCGTCGGGCGGCGGCGCTGGAAGCCCGCAAGGAACGCTACCGCAACTTCGGGAAGACCAAGGAGCGCGCGGCGTAAAGGCGCTTTGCGCGAACATAAACTTGCGGGTGGCGTAAGCCCCTGCTGACAGGAGAAGAACAATGGTTCAGACGAACTTTCCCCGCTCCTTCGCCAACGGCTATCCGGGCATGGTGGCGAACGGCGAGACCAGCAACCGGGTCAGCCGGATTAACCAGGATACGAACCCGATTGCCTTTGGCGCTCCGGTCTTCGCCGGGACGACGCCGGGCGAATGCACCGCCACCGTCAGCGCCAATCTGATTGGCATTGCGATGGCCGATCAGCAGCAGGCAATCCTGCCGGGCGGAACCGCCGACACCTACGCGAAGTATCGTTCGGTGGCGATCATGCAGGCCGGTGTGATCTGGGTTACTGCCGGGGGGGTGATCAATGCCGGGCAGGCCATCGCCGCGCTGAACACCAATGGCTCGCTGGTTGCCAGCGGGACGGTCAACAGCACCAACCTTTCGGGCTGGGTTGCCATGGACGCCGCCGACGCGGCCGGGGCGCTCATCCGTATCGCCAAGCGCATCTAAGCGCGCATTTCAGGAGGACGCACAATGCGCCATATCAACTTCAACGACGCGCAGCAGGCGCTTTCGTTCCTCGTTCCGCAGCTTCTCCGGATCGAAGCCGAGGTCTATGAGCTCCGCTATCCGAACTTCGACTTCGAGCAGTTCATGTTCGTGAACACCGAGGGCGATATGTGGGACGCCGGGGTGGTGTTCTACTCGGCGGACGTGGCGGGCAAGGCCGAGTGGATGAGCAGCCACGGCTTTGATATGCCCTATGCGAGCACCAGCCGCGAACAGCACGTCCGCGAGACTCACCTTGCCGGTATCGGCTACGAGTGGAACCGTGGCGAACTGGAGCGCGCCGCGCGCACCGGGCGGGACCTGTCCAGCGAGAAGGCGGCGGCTGCGTCGCGTGTCGCGCAGCGGTTTATCTACGGCGTTGCCCTGCTTGGGGACGCGACGAAGGGCTGGACCGGGCTGTTTAACAACCCGGACGTGCCGCGTGTCACCGCCGCACAGTCCTTTACGTCCGGCACCCCGGAACAGGTCCTTGCGATCATCAACGGGGCGCTGGCCGCGCCGGAAATCGCGACCAACGACACCTTCCGGGTCGATACGGTAGTCATGCCGACCAGTGCTGTTCGTGATCTGGCGAGCCGTCTGATCCCGAACACCAACACCACGCTGCTCGCCTTCATTCAGGCGAACAACACCCTAAGCGCGACGGGCAGCGGGTCGTTCCAGCTTCTCCAAAGTCAGGAACTTGAAACGGCTGGGAGCGGCGGCACCCGCCGCATGGTGGCCTATGAGCGTTCGCGCGAGGTCGTGCAGTTCCGCCTTCCGGGGCCGCACGAATTTCTCGATCCCTACCGGAAGTCGGCGATGACCTACGAGGTGCCGGGCATTATGAACCTCGGCGGCACGGATATTCGCGTCCCCAAGGGTATGCGTTACACCGACGGTATCTGACCGGGGCAACGGGGGCTATACGAGGGGCGGGCGGGCTGTTATGGTTCGCTCGCCCTTGATTTTGCAGGAGGCCAAAGTGGCGCTTACAAACGAAGACAAGACGGAAATTCAGAAGATGATCAATGCGGCGCTTGCCGCGAAGGACAAGGCCGCGAAGGCGGAGTTGGCGAGCAATCCGGCGGAGACTGCCAAATTCTTGGTCAAGAACGTCACCGATGGGCCGTCCGGAGTTCTGGATGCGAACGGAAATGAAGTGATGATCGGTCCGGGCAAGACCGAAACCGTCTTGCTTCCGCACTCGGCGGTCCCGGTTATTGCGCGGACCGGTTTCAAGGTTACCGAAAGGGCCGTCAAGTAATGGCTGCGACCGTCGCCCAGTTCCGTGCGCTTATACCTGCCTTTACCTTGGCGTTAGTGGGAGACGGCACGGTTGAGGCCTATCTCGGCACCGCTTTGGCGTCGATGAAAGGTGGGCTGGGCGACGCCGCAGACCAGGCGCAGGTGTTTCTCGCTGCGCACCTGATGAGCCTTGCCGGGATTGGTCCGCGCTCGCAGGCGGGTGAACTGGCTGGCTTTACTACCATCAAGGCGGGCTCGCTGACTCTTTCCCGAAGCGAGCGGGCGGCGGCTGGGGATCTTGCCGCGACGCCATACGGATCGATCTATTGGCAGATTGCCTATGGTAAGCGCGACCCGTCGTTTCTGGTTACCGGCACCGGGGAGTTGGTGTTCGGTTTGCCCGGTTCGATGTATGATCTGCGTCATGGGCACGGAGAGGGTTAATGGGGCTGCTTGACGGCGGGCTTACTTCGGTTGTGGGCGGAGCCTTCTCATGGATTTTGCTGGATGCGACGGTTCACCGTCGGACCTTGACCGACAACGGCAAGGGCGGGATGACCGAAACCGAGACATTGATCGAAGCGAAGGGGATGATCGACACCGCGACCAAGGCGATGCGCGAAGCGGACGGGTTTAACGATAGCGACGTTGCCTTACTTTTGCTGGCGCAGGGGGGGGTGCAGGAGCTCCGACTGGACGATGAGGTTACAATCCGTGGTTCCCGTTACCACGTCCTGCCGCCCGTCGCTCTGGATGCGGCGATGACGCATTGGACCGCGCGCGGAAGGCTCAAGCGATGAAAATAAGCGGCGATCTAGAACACCGTGAACGGCTTCGCCGCTTGAGATCCCCGGCGGCGCGGCGGGCTATCGGGCAGGCCGTGTTCGTGGCAGCGCAGGAAGTCGAGACTCAAGCGCGGCTGCTTATTATGGCAGGCTCGGTATCCGGGAAAAATCATGTCCCGTCGAAGCCGGGGGAGCCGCCGAACAACGATACCGGCTATCTGGCCGCCAACATCGAAGCGACACGGCGGAGCGAGTTAACGGCACAGGTAGAGAGCAAGGCGGAATATGGGGCCGCGCTTGAGCGGGGGACCAGCAAGATGGCTGCCCGTCCTTACATGGTTCCGGCGCTTCGCATGAAGCGCGCGAGGGTGAACGAATTGATCCGGGGAGCATTCCGCCGGGCGATCCGATAGGAGGTTACTGTGAAGATCAGGATGACCCAAGACTGGGACTATCGCTGGCCGAGTGGGGCCGTTACGGCCTTCAAGAAAGGATGGTCTGGCAAGGTCAAAAAGGAAGTCGGTGCGGCGGCTCTGGCCGCGCAGGCTGCGGAAGAAGTAAGCGATTCGGGGGAAGATAGCCCAGCGCCGGAAGCCGAAACGTCGCAGTCGGAGAATATACCGAGTTACCCGGACAATGCAGAGGGGCCGTTACTGCTGACGGATAAGCAGGCAGTGGGAGATAGTCTGTGAGCCATGCGCTTGCCTCACGCGAGGGCATAGTTGGTCTCCTACGGAAAGCGACGGCGCTTGTTGCCTTGGTTCCGGCGGAAAGCATCTATGGCGAGCGTGTGCCGGAAGACCGGACATATCCCTTTATCCGGGTCGAGGTCCCGGACATTCAGCCGTTCCGAACCGCCTGCTTTGCTGCTGGCGAGCAATCGCGTCATCAGGTAAGCGCGTTCGTGCGTGGGGCTTCGATGGACGGAGCGGCGCTTGTTGGCGAGCAGATCAAGCAAGCTTTGGATGGCCGCACGATTGATCTGCCTGGTGGGACCGGGACCGTGACGTTTGAGGGCGGTCAGATTGTCCGCGATCCTGAAGAGCCTGATTGCTGGCATAGCTTGGGCTTCTATGTCGTAACGTAATGGCGGTAGAAAGCCGCCCCCCTCAAATGTAATACAACCATACAGGAGAGTTTCTATGGCACGTCCCAAGATCGTTCGCGGCACCTATGTCAACATCCTTATCGGCAACGGTGCGACGCTGGAGGTGTTTACCCCTATTTGCGGCTTGACTGCCCGGTCCTTTACCTATCAGGTGAACACGCAGGACACCTTTGTCAGGGATTGCGCGGACCCCGAAGACATTCCGGTTCGAGAATTGATCCTGACCGGAGAACAGTGGGACCTTTCGGGTTCCGGACTTCTAGACCGCAGCGCGCTTCAAAATCTGAACCAGGCGGTCAAGGTGAAAAAGAACTACCGCTTTGAGATCCGCGAACCGTCCACCGACGCAGTTTACAAGGGGCACTACGGTGGTCCGGCGGTGCTTACTCAGCTTTCGATCAACGGCAACGACGATGAATTCGTGAGCGTGGAGCTCACCATCGCCTCGGCTGGCGAGTGGGTGTTTACTGCTGTCCCCTGATCTGTCTTTACGGGGGAGGCGTAGGCGTCTAGCATTGCGGAATGCAAACCTATATCGATCTACCCTTCGGGGATGGGACGTATCGCTTCCGCCTGACGCTCCCCCTCATCAACGAATTGCAGCGCAAGACGGGCTCCGGGATCGGAGCCCTTTTTGCGCGCGTCATTGCCGGGCGCTATCGTTCGGGCTTGGATGGGTCCGACTTCGGAAGTCCGGAAGAAGCGCAATATTCGGTAGCCGACGTTATCGAGCCTATTCGGTATGGGCTGCTTGGCGGCGGCATGGGATGGGTTGATGGCGAAAAAATCGAAGTTGACGCGGCCGTCGCACAATCGCTCATGGAAGCGCACGTTTTCCCGGCTCGCCCACTCGCTGAGGCATGGGGTTTGGCAGCGGCGGTCCTGATGGCGACGGTTGAAGGATACGTGGAGCCGAACCCGCAAAAAAAAAGCGAAGAGCACGGAGAAGAGAGCAGTCCGGAACCGACACATGGTTTGACTGGCCGCGATGCCTTGCCAGCCTAGCTGCTGCCGGATACACGATCCGCGACGCGCGCGAAATGACACTGGCGGACTTGGACGCGCTTACGATTGGCTGGATCGAAGCCAACGATGAGGCGTCCGGGGAACCGGAACCGCCGGACGCCGAGACGGTCCGCCGAAATCTTGAGCGACTGCGGCGGACAGCAGCAGCGACGCACTAGGATGAATAGTCGCGCTATGTTATCAGCGGGGTCATGAGCGCAACCGACCGTATCGTTGTCATACTCGAAGCCAAGCTGGCGGATTACGAGCGGCGCGTTCAGAACGCCGAACGCCGCTTTAACCGCAGCATGGAAGGGATGCGTTCGTCGATCAGTTCCCTTGAGCGACAAATCCGCCGCGATACCAAGTCGATTGGCGACCGCTTCGGTTCCCTTGCCGGCATAATCGCGGGGGCGTTTTCGGTGCAAGAGGTTGCCCGTCTCGCCGATACATGGACGCGGTTTGGCAACACCCTGCGCACGACCGGGCTAGAAGGCGAAGAGCTCGCCCTGATGCAGGACCGTCTGATCGCAGTCGCGAACCGCAACGGCATTGCTATTGAAACCCTCGGCGAACTCTACGGACGGCTGGGCCGGGTATCCGGTGAAATGGGTGCGTCCCAGGAAGATATTCTGCGGGTAACGTCTGCCGTCGCGGCCGCGCTCAAGGTCCAGGGAACCAGTGCGCAGGAAGCGCAGGGCGCTCTTCTGCAATTGTCGCAGGCGATCCCTTCTGCCCGGATCGAAATGGAGGAATTCGGATCACTGATCGACGGGCTCCCGGTCCTTCTGCAAGCCGCTGCCAAGTATATCGACGGGACCGGCGGCTCCGTAAACAAGCTGCGGGCTCTCATCAAGGATCGAAAAGGGCCTGGTGTTTCCGGGCAGGACTTCTTTACCGCGATACTGCGCGCATCGAGAGACCTTGAGCAGCAGGCCTCTCGCAGCCAGCTTACTATTGCGAACAGCTTGCAGGTTCTTGGTAACCAGCTTTCCCGCTATGTCGGGCTGGCTGACGACAATGTGGGCGCGACCGAAAGGATCAGTGGGGCGATCCTGAAACTGGCAGACAATCTCGACACCATTATCCCGGCGCTAACGACGCTCGCTACCGTATTCGTGGGTCGTTACGTTGGATCTGCAACCGCATCGACTGTTGCGACTATTCGGGCAACCATCGCCGTTAATACCTATCAGGCCGCGTTGATGCGGCTGGCTGTCGCGCAGGGATTGAGTAGTGCGCAGGGAGTCCGGCTTGCCGGATCGATGGCCGTTACAACCGGGGCAATGACGCGCGCGGCGGGTGCCGCCGTAGGGCTTGGGCGTGGATTGCTTGCTGCGTTTGGCGGACCCATTGGGCTTGCGATAACGGCGCTAACTGTCGGGCTTTCGCTCTATGCGACCGGGGTCCTAGATGCGAAGGACGCTACCAATGAACACGCCAAGGCGCTTAAGCGCAAGGCCGCGCAGGCCGAAGCCGTCGCCGACGTTACGGAAAAGCTGATCGACGCGACGCGGAAAGAGAGGATCGAAACTCGGAACGCTCTGGTAGCAGCGCGCGACAAGGCGAAAGCGGACGTCGCGGCGGCGCAGGCCGCTCTAAGCCGTGCACGGGCCGAAATAAAACTGCGTGAGGCGCTGGCCTTCAAGCGGGTAGAGGAGGCAACCCGCTCGACGCGCGGTGCCGGGGCTGGCTTTGATCCTGCTTTTACTCAAAGCCAGAGATTTGCCCGCATTGAAGAAGAGAACCGGAAGCGGGAAAAAGAATTGGCGGACCGGGCGGCGGCGGCTCAGGCCGAAGTTGACAAGCTGGAAGCTCAAATCAAAGCGGTGGACAAACTCATCAATTTTCCCCGCTCTACTGGCGAACCTTCCGAGAAGAAGAAGAAGAGTGCGAATAATTCCGCGCGCGACCGGGTCCGCGACGAAGAGCTTCTGCGAGATCAGACGCAGGCATTGCAGCGAGACCAGATCGCGCAGGAAATTGAGATTCTGCAAGCCAAGCTTGATCTGACCCGCTCGGCGGATGAGCGGGCCGACCTTGAGCGCCAAATTCTTGCTCTGGAACGCAACCAGCGCATCGCAGAGATTGAAGACCGAGCGCGCCGGGACCTTCAAGACTTGGCGGACGCCGAGACCATTTCCGCCGAACGGAAAGCCCAGCAGCGCGCGTTGATCGAGGCCGAACGGAAAGCTGCTTTGGAGAGGATCGACAAGCTGTATGGTCCGGCTCCGGGGACGGCGGAAGACATACTTGTGACGCCGAACCCCGGCCTTCTTAATCAGCGTGTCACCAAACAGCAGCTTGAAGAACTTGAGCGGCAGCGTCTCGATATGCTTTCCGCCCAGGCGACGCTGCTTGAGGAGATGGCCGCTATCGAGCGCAGCACTCGCCGCCGAAACGAACTTGAGCAGCAGGCGCTCGGAATTCGGGAAGAGATCGAAAAGTCGCTTCTCGCGCAGCAGATTGCAAACGGCGAGATTGCCGACGCCGATGAGGCACAGGCGATCCTCGCGCGCCAGCAGGCCGTGCGCCGTGAGCGTTTGCGTCAGTCGCAACGCTCGCCGGGTCAACGATATGTCGAAGACCTGCAAGATCAAGCGACTAACATCAACGACGCAATCGAGGGCATCAAGATTGAGGGGCTTGAACGCCTGAACGACGAACTCGCCGATGCGATTACCGGGGCGCAGTCGCTAGGCGACGCATTCAGCAATGTGGCAAATCAGATCATCCGCGATTTGATCCGGATCGCTATTCAGCAGGCGATTATCAAGCCGCTGGCCGAAAGCCTATTCGGCGGTGACTCTGGGGGCATCTCCTCCCTGTTCGGGCGCGCGTCTGGCGGTAACGTCCGGGCTGGCCAACCCTATGTAGTTGGCGAGAACGGCCCCGAGCTTATGATGCCTTCCCGCTCTGGACGGATTATTCCGAACGGTCGAATTCCCGTGGCTAGCGGCAATGCACAGCCTGCCGTGATCGAGCTTCGCGTTGCGCGCGGAGAGGTCTTTGAGACCTACGTCCAGAAAATCAGCGGCGACGTAAGCGTTAAAACGGTGACAGACGCGGCTCCCCGGATTATCGGGGCGTCCGTAAATGAGACCCTGCGCCGCAGTTCGAGGCCGTCCATATGAGCGTCATTGCCCTGCCCGAAACGTGGAGGCGACATATGCGGCTATCCGGGCCGCTTCTTTATGTTCCTTCGCAGGTCAATCGTTCTCGGTGGACCGGGCGGCGAAAGGTCGTGGGTCTGCCCGGCGCAGAGACGTGGCGGGGAACCGTTCAAATTGGGCCTCTTGTCACGGAAGCGGAAGAGCGCGTCTGGCGGAAATTCCTGCTCGGCTTGCGAGGCCAACAGAACGTCTTTCATTGGCCGCTTCCGCGTAACCCGCACATCGGCGCAAAGCCTGTTGTCGCATCCGGGGCAGTGCCTGGATATACTCTTCCGCTTCAAGGAATGCAGCCTAACGCCCGGATTGTGCGAGCCGGGCAATACATGACCATCCCTCTGCCGTCTGGACACTATAGGACGGTCTGCCTGATGGATGACCTAGTGAGCAATGCAAGCGGCCAAGCCACCGCGACGTTTGAACCCGCTATTACCGAGTTACCCGCTCTTGCAGCGGTAGTGGAAACGGTTAACCCATTCATTCCGATGAGTGTTGCCTCGGACGAACCACTCGGCTTCGTCCATGACGACGCAATCGGGATCGTGTCATTTGAAGTGGAAGAGGCACTATGAGCCTTCCTGATGCCGCCCATGCAGGAGCACTTTCTCTTGAAGTCATCAAGCCGGTGTTCTTCGCGTGGCTTGACTTTGTCGGCGATCCCGTCCGCGCGAATACTTCAGGCCACAACATTACCCCGGCAGGAACGGGGGACCCGGAACTTGACGGTTTTGAGTTTCTGGGCATTTCGGCGAAGTTTGTTGATGTCTCCCCGGTCAAATTCAAGGAAGGTGGATCGGACACAGTTACCGCTTCTCTCTCCGGCATCGTGGGGCTTGATCACGACACGCTTGCCTTGATCCAAGACCCGGCAAACTGGCGGGGGCGGACAGCCAGGCTGTGGCGCGTTATCCGCAATGCGGCGAATGTCCAGCAGGGCGGCTTTCATGCTTACTATACTGGGCGGATGGTCAACCTTAAGCATCAGGGGACGGCGGACGGTCAGGTTTTGATGGTTCAGATCGAGACGTATCTTGCGGCTTTCTCGGAAGCAAGCAATCGCACCTATCTGGACCAAGAGCTGTATGACGCGGGGGACCTTTCGGCCCGCGCATCGATTGCCATTGCCAACGGTAATTATACCGGCGCTCCGACGCGAAGTGGCGGCAGCTTCGGGGGGGGTGGCGTCGGTGGAGGGGGCCTGAACGACGCTCTCGAAAGGGCTAATGCGCGATGACCCGGCTTCCTGATTGGGAACAGCGGCTGATGGCCTTTATTGAAGGCAACGCGGACCGGCCATTTGCGTGGGGAGAATGGGACTGTATTCTGTTCGCAACAGCCTGCGCCGCAGAGATTACCGGAGAGGATCGGGCGGCAGCGTTCCGGGGGAAGTATTCGAACCGTAAAGGTGCGCGGGCCATCCTGCGCGAACTTGGCAAGGGAACGCTACTTCGCACGATTGATTATCATTTCGAGCGAAAAGCGGTTCCGTTCGCTCAGCGTGGGGACTTGATTTGGTATTCTGGGAGCGTCGGGGTATGTCTCGGGCGCGCCGCCGCATTCATTACTGACCCAAAAGCGATTGATACCATGGGGGGCGCGCGTCTCGGCAATTTCGTAATGCTACCGCGCTCCGATTGGCAGAAGGCGTGGGGGGTCTGAATGGGCAAGGTTATTCGTAAATTTGGGTCAATCCTGGGTGCTGCCGTCGGTTTTGTTGTCGGCGGCCCTATCGGTGCCCGTATCGGTTTTACTCTTGGCTCAATTGGGTCGAGCCTGCTTGCCCGTAAGCCGAAAGTGCCGAAGAACAGCGCGTCAAACCTTGACCGCCTTCGCGCAAATATCGATCCGCGAACCCCTCGCAAGACTGTCGTCGGCAGAACCGCGATGGCAGCGGACATTAGGGACGAGGAGTTTACCAACAATCAGGAGTTCTTTCACCGCTTTATCATCTGCGCCAGCCACAAGGTCAATTCAATCTATGAAATCTGGTTTGACGACAAGCTGGCTTGGTCTGCGTCCGGAGGCGTAACGGCCGATTTTGCGGGCTATCTTACCGTTCAGGTCCGGACCGAAGGAGGCGCGGCGAACGCGATCAACATTTCTCCGAGGATGGGCAATACCCGGAGATATACCGGGATGGCCTACGTCTATCTTCGCTACAAGCTGACGGGCAACAGCAAGAAGGTAGAAAGCCCATTTGCGCAGTCGATTACGTCCCGGATTACCATTCGGGGCGAAGGCGCGTTTTTTTACGATCCCCGCCGGGACAGCACGGTTGAAGGCGGCTCCGGATCACATCGCGCAGACAATCAGAATACTTGGGAATGGAATGAGGACGCTTGTCGTAACCCGGCGCTGGCCTTGCTGTTCTATCTCCTTGGGTGGCGAATTAACGGACGGCTGGCGGTTGGCCGGGGGATACCTAAGGATCGGATCGATCTTGCGAGTTTCGCCGTTGGCGCGAATATCTGCGACGAAATGGTGCCGACCCAGAACGGCGGAACCGAACCGCGCTATCGCTGTGACGGTATCTGGAGCGAAGGCGACAGCACCGAAACAGTCATCGAAATGCTTAAGGCGACGATGAACGCGGACTTGGATGACGTAGACGGTAAAATCCGCCTTACCGTTTTTCACAACGATCTCGCTTCGGTTGATGCGGATTTTGCCGAAGACGACATTCTTGACGAATTCGACTGGTCGCCGTCGGTATCGCTTGAAGACAGCTTTAACATAGTAAGGGGTCTCTATACCGATCCGTCAAACGTCAGCCTTTATCAAATGGTAGATTACCCGGAAGTGGCGGAAGCAAGCCCGGACGGGATTGATCGGATTTTCACGCTTAACCTACCTATGGTTCAATCTCCGGATCAGGCGCAGAGGCTCGCCCATGCCCGCATGATGCGTCAAAAATTCGGCGGCATTTTCTCGGCTAGCTTTCAGGCGACCGCGTGGAAGGTCAACAAGAACAGCGTGGTTCGCTTGACGTTCTCTCCTCTCGGTTTTGCCAACAAGATTTTTCGGGTCCTCGAAATGGATATTCAGGTGGACGGGGTTGTTCCTCTTATCCTGCGCGAAGAGAATGCGGCTATCTACGCGAACCCGACGCTTGCGCCTACTGCGCCGCCTATCGCTAGCACCCCCCATAATCCTATTCTCGACCCTATAGTTCAGTCATTGACGACGGGTGCGATCCGGCTTGTTAGCCGCACCGTCGCCTTTCCCCTGTCTTCGACGGAGACTAAAATTTCCATTAAGACATTCGGTGGAGTAACCCCCACCGGGGAGACAGTCAGCTTTCCGAATGGCCTGGTTACCGGTCTGACCGGGCTTACGACCTATGCCGTTTTTTACGACGGCGTAAATTATAGCGCAGTCGCTTCCCCGGCAGCGAGCGATTTTGCAAATGCGGGACTGTATTTTATCGGCTGGATTTCTACCCCGGACAGCCTGGGTAACTTCCCGCCGCCAGAAACTCCGCCGCAGGGTTGGGGCGGTTATGGAGGCTACCCTAATGTCGCCTAGTGTAGGTAGCTTCTAAAGAGGCGATAATGTAAGAGGCGGATATGAGCGCTGCGGTCAATATCCCTATCGTTGCTGAAAAGCGGGTCCCTTTCGACGACAATATTGTTGAGATCGGCGTCGATTATTCTGGCGGGGCCGCCGCCATGCAGGTTCGCCAGAACCCGGGCGATCAAGGAACCCCGCTTATTAATCTCGGGATGATCGGCAGCGGCTCAGAAGGACTATCCCTTACCTATGATCCGGACTACGAAGACCCGCGGACCGGGGAAGTCGTAGGCGCGACGATCCTAGGCATCAAGATTGCGGAAGCAACAATGGAAGGTCTGCCATATTCGGGAGACCGCTCTGTTCCGCTTCAACTTCATTACGACATCCAAGTAACCCCCTCTGGCGGAACCAAATTCGTTTTTTGCGAGGGAACCTTTACGATCAATCCTGGAGTCACCCTGTGACGATTGCGATTATTAACCGCAGCGGACCTACCGTAATTGCTGGTAGCGCGCAGTCTGTAGAATTACGCCGTGCTGTTACCTACGCACAAGGAGCAGCTGCCGCAGCCGCCGCCAGCGCAGCGGAGGTGGCAGCGAGTGCAGGCGACCTTCAGCTGATCAAGAGGCTCACCTCTGGTCCGGTCACGCCCTCCGCGAGCGGCACGGACTACGGGAACTCGGCGGTATATTTCTGGCCATCGAGCAAGCGGAGCTATGACCAAATTCTCCGCAGGGTTGAGGTCGGGGTGCACACTGCGGGAGCGTTCCGGCTCTATGTCGCAACCGACAACGGCAATGGCACTCTCAGCCTGATCTCCTCGCATCAGCTCAACGCCGCGAGCGCGGGGGCTCAGGTCATCGATGGCCTGAGCATCAAAGTTCCCGCGAACGCGGTGGTGGGCTTCTCCACCGGCTCCTCCATGCGCAGCTATTACACGGCTGGAACGATCCCATCCGGGGAAATCCAGTGGTCTATTGCCGATGCCTCGACACTGGGGACGAACACCGCCTACACTGCCTCGAATGTCAATGGCGTCCACTGGAGAGCGACGCTCGATGGCGAAATAGCGGGCAAGGCACGTTCCGCGTACGAACTGGCCGAGACCACCAAGGCGCTGATTGGAGAGCAATTCACGGTGGGATGGCCCACCATCGTGGGCACTGGCACCGATGTTCCCCCAAATTACTCCATTGTGCTCCAAGACCCGGCGCCAGATGAGGGGGTGATCTCGCAAGCCGTGATTGGCGCGGCTGGACCGGGGACCGCCTACATCCTGGTGATGGTGGTAAACAATAGCACACGGGTGGCCGATGTGATCTCTCGCACAGAGGTGACGCTAGTCAATGGCGTGAATGTCATCGATCTCTCTATCCCGATCTCCGCTGGGCAATTCGTTGGCATACAAGGCGGGTATAAGTTCCAGAACAGCACCAATCCGCTGGCAATCCGCGCCTGGCTCAAGAACGGCATAATCGCGGATGGCGACGTGCTCACCGATAGCAACCTGCATCGTTATGAGGTACAATTCACCATAAAAACAGGCCTTTACGGCGCCTCGAGTTCGGGAGCGCCGCTTGGCTCCGGATTGAATGTGCTGGCCTCGGCTGACAACACCGGCGTGGCCGATGCCACCTCCGTTTTCTCCTCCGGCCGGAGCTCGCACCCGTTCCCCTATGTTCGGCCCGGCCTTTTCTCCACCACCTCGCTCGTCGCCCATGGCGGCGGGCTTTGGGGGCCGGGCAGGGTATATGTTGGCGGGGAGCGGTTTTTTATCCCCACGCGTCCGATGCTCGGGAACCTCCGCGATGCGCTCCGCGCCGCGCTCCTAGATTCCATTGCTGCGGGCGACACGCTGACGCTGATTGCCGATAGCATCGGGCACTGGGCATTTTCGGGCACTGGGCCGCAACATTGGTTCAATTTGCTCACCAGATTTGCCAATATTAACATTGCGGCAGATGAACCGATCATGACGGCATTGCGTCCGTCAAGCACCTACACTCCGGATTTCTATGGCGTCACCACCTCCGGCACAGTGAGCACTGGCACACGCGGGCCGCTCACGGAGAGCCTGATCCTCGCGGCTGGAGCCTCTATATCGTTTCAGGCACCGTCCACCGGCTATGAGCAGGTGGATGTGTTCTACACGCAGCAATCCGGCGCGGGTTCGCTGGCATTCAATTTTGCTGGAGGGCCGGCGTTCAAAACGGTGAACGCCGCCGGGGCAACGGAGCTGGATAAATTCTCAGGCCCGACCATGACCGGCCAAACCGGCGCCGGAACCTATACCATCACCGCATCGGGCGGGCCGGTGGAAATCACCGGGCTCCTACGCCTTGGCACCAAGGCGTCCGGATCGGCTCCACGTCTCCGCACGCTCCGCGCGGCTCACGGCTCCTACACGTTTGGCGCATTTGGCGCGGCAGCCATGGCCTCCGTCATCAAGATGTCCAGCTATGCCGGGGGCAAGGCGCTCCCGCTCATCGCCTTGGGGATCAATGACAGCTTTGGCACTCCGGTGAATTCCCTGATCGCCAATGCCACCGCGATGATTGATGCGCTGGCGGCGGCGGGCGTCAATCGCATATTTGCCATTTTGCCATCGCGCCCGACATCCGCGTGGGATAGCTCCTACACTGGCGGACGCACCTATGATGCGGCCATCGGCGCGCTCCTCAATCTATACCGATCGCGCGGTGTGCACGTGATCAATCTGGATGTTCTGGATTGGGAGGCGGAGGGACTCTATCAGGACGGCCTGCACCCGAATGCGTACGGGAATGATCGCTATGCCCAGATGGTGATCGAGGGCATAGTCAACGCCTAATTCTGGGGGTAATTATGAGGGGCCAGATATGACGGCGCGATCAGAGACCCAGGCCGTGCGAATGGCGCGGATGGAGGAGCACCTCAAAACCGCCGGGGCGCGTATCGGCGCGCTCGAGGCCGATCTTTCGCGCGCGGGCGATGAAATTGCCGGGCTGCGCAGGGAGTTGGCGGCGCTCAATCTCGCCATGCAACCGCTTATCGCCAGCCACGCGCAATTGCAGGAATTGATCGTTGCCGCACAGGAACAGCGCGGCATGGGCAAATTGGCCCGGCAAATTTTCGGCGGCTCGATCATTGCCACGATCCTTGCCGCTGCCGCTGCCGTGTTGAGCGGCATCTGGCAATTTTTCGCCCATGGAGGCCGCCCGTGAATGTCGATGCCCTGTTTGCGCAAATCCGCAAAATGTTGGACGAGAGAGGCTCTACGTTGCGTCAGAACGAGGTAGACGCGCTCAATGCCATCATTGAGGGCCGCACCGTTCCCGAACCACCGAGCGCGCCCGAAAGGTCTGGTGCGCCCTATCGCGTTGGCCCGGAAGGCGAAGCGCTGATCAAGCAATTCGAGGGTTGCCATCGCAAGCGCCCGGATGGGCGGTTCGAGGCCTACCCCGATCCCGGAACCGGCGGAGACCCATGGACTATCGGGTGGGGTGCGACGGGCTGGGATGGGTTCAATCAGCGCCCTATCCGACGGGGAACGATTTGGACGCAAGCCCAATGCGACGAGCGGCTCAAGAGCGACCTGGAACGCTACGCGCGTGAGGTGGTCGCGGCGCTGGGAAAGGCCATCCACGCCACGAGCCAGCAGCAATTCGATGCGCTGGTGAGCTTCCACTACAACACCGGTGCGATCGGGCGGGCGACGCTTACTCGCAGGCACATCGCAGGCGACTATGTGGGCGCGGCGGCAGAGTTCAATCGCTGGACACGCGCGGGGGGCAAGGTGATTCCCGGCCTGGTGCGCCGCCGCGCCGCCGAGGCCGCGCTCTATCGCAGGGGTAGCCGGTGATGATGGAGCGGCTATCTGCATGGGCGCGCTGGCTGTGGTCGCCCATCGCGGCGCTGTGGCGCGAGATCATCGGCCTGCGCACCGAGGAAATCCGCAGTCTCGCTGTGGTTGCCGGGCTGGTGATGATGTTTCGCGGGTTCGACCGCATCGAGGCTGCCGATGCGCTCACCGCGCCGTTCGTGGTGCTCACCATCATTTGCCTCGTCATGACGGCGGGCCTTGCGTGGCAGGCGACCCATATCAAAGGGCAATGGGGCGCGGTGATGCTTAGCCTCGGGCGCGATCCCGATCCCGACGACCGGGTGACGTTCTCGCCCACCAA